TCTTGCCAGTGAAGCGCCACCCCAAGTTTGACTTCCACCGGGTCTTTGCCGAGACGATATTGGTTCCCGTCCCATTTGGCGAGAATCGGGTTGTCTGAATATACACGAACGTTCTTGCCCAAATCCATTCCTCACACCTCGTATCCGTAAAGTTTTGCTTTCAAGAGGTTTGATCTCGGGTGAATAAACACATCAACCCCCATGGCTCTTGCAACCCCGAGAAAATACTCCACCGATCCTTTCTGGTGGCAGTATTCGGTGTTGGTCAGAAAATCCGCACCGTACAGAAGAATGGTTTTGAACCCTTCATCCAGCGCCAACGCCAGCATGTAGCTAATAGAATTGGTGAAGTATCTTCCGTATTTCCGCGTGATTTTGTCCAACGGATAAGGGATGCTCTTGGGGACTTCTGGATAATGTTGCTGCATGTAAACCGGGATATCTTTCTCCCTAAGGAATTTCGCGTCCCATCTGCCCGGCGGGTGTAGTTCGAACCACCTGGTAAAGGCGAGGTTTGAGTGTAAATCGTTCAGCCCCCACACTTCGCCTTCAAAATCAGTCGGTGCGTTGGCTTTCGATGGACCCTTGCCCAAAATAAGAAGTTCCATTTGTCCTCCATATGGGAAAAGGGCCGCCCCTCATGACGAGAAGCGGCCCGAGTCCCAGAAAGGGGTGTTCGGCTTTATGAAAGTTGTACCGATTTGGTATTCACACCGTCCGGCGAGATTTTCAGCTTGTTATCGGTCGTGTTGAACCACACTCGGGGCTGCCCGGAAACGAGCGTCGGATCGGCGGACACAATCTCAACGGCCAGAACCTTTCCGCCACCTTTAGTGTCCGGCAGCGCACCGGTATTGTACGTTTTGTTCAGGTCGGGAGAACCAAGTCGTGCCATGGTCTATCCTCCTTGCAAGAGAGTTAGGCCGCCCACATTACGTGGACGACGCGAATTGCAGATTGGTCAGTTTCGCGTTCGCCCGCGGTTCCGTGCAGACCAGGTTGCCGTACCACAGCAGTTGGCCGATCTTCGCCACCATGTTGGCCGGCTTGGTCAGTTCCGTCGTGCGGAAGTTCGTGCCGGGGTCCGTGTACAGCGCAACGGTTTTGGAGTTCAGGAAGTACATCGTGTTCGGCGGGCAGTATTCGTCGTACACCACCGGAACGCCCATGAAGCTGATTTGGACAAAACCGAGGTTCGCAAACTCCTCGCCGATCTTGCCGAGGGGTTGCTGAATCGTCGTTTTGCCATCCACCAGTTCTGCATAGGCGTTCCACGTCGCCAGGTCGCACACGATGAAGTCCGGCCGGTTTTCCATGTTTCCACGAGCGCACTTGGTGAACATTTCCCGCATCAGGGAAACCGAAAGCGTTTGGTTGTCCTTGACGTGGGCTTTCCACCACGTTTCCGTGGCGCGGTCGATGTTTCCGTACACCGCGTAGTTGGAGCCGTCGTCCACGGCCGCCGCCAGACCGTCGATGTCTTTGGGATTGGTGTTGCCGCCGAAGATGTGCGAAGCCAGCAGGTCGCGCAGCGTGGCTTGCGCGTCGTCGTAGGCTTGCTTGATCACCTTTTGGACCGCCAGTTCCCCGCGATCGGCCGCGCGTTCGTAATCATTGAACACGATCGACGCGTAGTATTGTTTCAGCCGGAATTCTGCGGACGTGCGCGTGTCCTGCGGCGTGATGTCCAGGGTATCATAACCCTTGAACGAGCCGCGGTTCGTTGCGTGCTTGTACTTGATGTGGGGCTGGAAGATGTCCCCACCCTCGCCGTCGTTCCATTTCTTCCTGTCCTTCAGGAACATGTAGAGCGTCGGGCTGGACTTGGCGATGTTATCGTAGACTTTGTTCGAAATCTTCGGCAACCACGACGCAAGATATTTGTCGAAGTCAAGTGCCACTTTCGTTCAATCCTCCCTGCGCGGGAGAATTAGCTGAACACATCATCCCAGTCCCAAGGCTTGTAGGGGTCATCCGGCCCCATTTTTTTGGGGACTTGCCCCGTTCTCTGGGGCTGAGAGGGAAGCGAGTCCGCCTTCTCCCGCAATTTTTGATAAGTTTTGGCTTCCGCCTGTTTGGCGGCTTTTGCCCGGGCTTTTTGCTCACGGGCGAGTTTTTCTTTGGCGAGATGGGCGTCCGCAATCTCTTTCAGAACGTTCAAGGGAATGTTTTCCGTCTTGGCGCGTTCTTCAAGGGACGCCAGATACTCATCCGTCGCCAAATCCCCGTACTCCGCCTTGAGTTGGGCTTTCAGTTCCCTCATGGTTCCGGTGAACTGAACCTCTCCCAACTGGGCACGCACGGTTTCCAACTCCTTGCGGAGTTGTTCGTTCTGGGCCATGAGCGCGTTGATGTACTGGCCGTACACAGCGTCTTGCAGCGCTTCCTCAATGGGGATCCTCCCCGTCTGCGAGAATTCCCGGATGAACCGCTGGACTTGTTCCCGAACATACGGGTTGGCCGCCAGGAAGTCGCTGAGTTGTCTTCACCGGCGCCAGTGCATTGCGCTCGGCCTCGAACGCCTTTCGTTCCTCGGCGAGTGCTTGCGTTTTGCGTGTGTAGTCACTCTGCCGAAGATAGCCTTTCTTCAGTTCCCCGAGCGTCATGAGCTGGCCATCACCCATGTCGATCTGGGTATCATCCGAAAGGCCATTTTCCTCGGGCTTTTCCTCGCCCTCGGATTCGCCGGCTTCTTCCGGCTCCGCGCTGCCTTCGGATTGGTCCTCTTGGACTTCCTCAACAGCGGGTTCGGGCTGTTCTTCCTCGGTCGCCTCGGAGTCCACGACGGGTTGCTCGTCTTCGGCTGGCGCGGGAGAGTCGAAAACACCGTCCCAACCACCGTCCGCGCCGTCAAGTTGGAAGAACGGATGAAGTTTGAACATGAAAATACCTCCAGTCCCTTTCGGGGTGTTGGAATGAGATGGGCCGCCCGAGTCTCACGGACGGCCCGATTTAAACTTGCTGTTGAATCGGAATCCTTGCGATCAGTTCCAGAATCTGCTCGTCGGTGGCGTTAGCCAGTTCCGGCACAATCTGACGAATCTGGTCAAGCCGGGATGCGATATCCGGGTATTGACCACTCGCCTGAGTCGGTTGGATTGGTTGATTGGCCATCTTTTCGGCGACTTTCGCCTGCACCTCCATTCCTTTGATTTGGGCTTGTGTCATGAGTTTGGCTTGTTCAATCTGCGCTTTCTGCTGGAGTTCCATCTGCTTGAGTTGTGCTTGAGACTGTACCTTGGATTGTTCTGCTTGCGCTTGGGCTTCTTGTTGCGCTCTTGCGACTTCTCCCATGCGGCGCATGATTTCCTCGGCGTTCGGATATTCGAAGGCTTCCAAGAGGGCTTGCTGGTCGATGGCTCCAGCTTGGAACAGCAGAAGCGCATCTTCCCGCCGCGCCGCACGAGACATCGGAAGCGAAGACCCGGCCTCGATCTCCACCACAAATTGAAGAATACGGAACGCCTCTTTTACTTTCCCCTCGGACTTCTCGTCCGATTGGGCCGGCTGATCGTCGTTCGTCGGGTCGCCATCGTCCAGTTTTGTCCATTCGTTCGGGTTGGCGAACAGGAAAAATTCTTTCCTGTCGTAGATGGGTTGTCCCGCCTCGTCCATTCCTACCCGGATCGGCTCCACCGTGAACGGCAGCTCGCCCTCTTGAGCGGTCATATATTGGCGATAGTCGCCCTTCACGCGGAACGGCCGGGTGGTGTCAATGAACTGCATCGCGTTGACGATGATCATTTCGCTGAGTTGCTTGACGAACTTTTCGAAGTTGTCCAGTTTGGTTTTGATCCGCGTGTAGGCCGCTTCTTGCTTGAGTTGCACTTCCCGGCCGGAGGAAGCATCCCCAATCCCCCGCATGGTGTCGTTTGTTCCCAACAGCTGGTCCTCGATTTGGTCAAAGAGTTCCTTCAGCCGGAACGCCGCCGGGGGAACCTGAGGCACCGCCAGAACGTCCACAATCGCGTTGAGGGGCACCATGTCGGGGTTGTTCACGTCGATAACCCCGTTCCATTTCCGCGGTTCCACCAATGCGTTTTTATCCTGAATATTGCCGTAGGCGGTGTTGCGGAGGATCGGCGGGTCGTTGGCCAGCCCAACGTTCCGAATGATCTCGTTCATGAGCACGTTGAATTCCCAGTTGAGATTCTCAATGTGCTCGCCAATCGGAACCCCGACGGCCGAGAGAATGTCTTCGTTCGGAACATACGCCGCATAGGGAAGTTTCCCGTGCCAGAACGGATTCGGCCGGTCCTCCAGCAGCACGTCATCCGCCCAAAACGAAACGCGCCATTTGTCGTCGTCATCCCTGTACCAGTAGTGGATGTACGCGACAGCCTCGGCGCGTTTTTCAGCTTCATCGATCTCCGGCATGAGCGGGAACGTGTCGCCTTGGGCTTTGTGCTGCTCAAAGTTGAACCGCATGAAGTTTTTCACGGCCCGGAACCACGATTGGAACCACGGACGCGAATCACCCTGCATGTTCCCTTTTTTCTTTGCCACGCTCTCTTTGATTTCTTTGGCCTTGCCTGGGTGCTTCTTGATGGCTTTGGTGAGCCGCATCGGCTCGACGTAGATAAAGAACGAGGAATCCTGCAAATCCGTTACGGCCGGGTCCACGTAGCACCATCGAGGGTTAACTTCGGTAATGCACAGTTTCCCCGTTCCGTTGTAGGCGTTCGGGTCATAGCCGGTGTACGCCAGCGCGTAGCGGTAGATTTCCGCCATTTTGGCGATCCGCTGGGCCATGTAGTCCCAGTTATTCACGTCGAAGGTGTGGTCGAGGATGTACGTCATGCCCTCGGCGTGCTTCACATATTCGGGAAACTCCGCCTTCACATAACCGCGCACCCGGTTGTTGACCATGAACGGGACCACCGTTTCGACGTATGAAAAGAACTTCGATACGCGGAAGTCCGTGTCGCCTTTCCAACGGTTCCGGTACATTTCGTAATCATGGTCCATGCGCTGATGAATCGGCTCGTTGAATTTCTTTGCTGTCTCGAAATCTCGGTTGAACCGTTCGCGCAGCTTCTGCTCGACTTCTGGAGTCAGTTTTTCCGCCAATCATGTCACCCCTTCCGCGAACTTCATCACGATTAGTTGGGCCAATTGGTTATACACGTCAGCCAAGCTGAAGTGATCCGGCCCGTCGTTGATCCACATGGGGATCGCTTGCCCCATGCGATCGAACTTCAAGTCTTTATTGTCTGCATCAGTCGCCCGGGTTTCGCCAGACGTGCCAACCTTGCGCTGTGCTCTCCAGTGTTTGACCAAACTTTCNCCNTCCNTCGCCGTCAATGACGGTTCCATGCCGTCGATGTAGACTTTTCTTTCGCCCGTGATATACCCATCCACGGTGCGGTCGAACAGTCTGGTCCGGTGGACATTTACGATGCGCGTCTTGTAATCCGTTTCGTAAATTGCCCTGCGTTTTTCGTTGTAATCGAAAACGCACCGCCAGACTTTCCCGGGGAACGCATTCGCAAGACGAACGCCGATCTCCGGGTACGGCGCATTGTCGATGACGCACATTGAGATGTTTTGCATCCGCATGTAGTTGTGCAGCGAGTCTTCGCCGTGAATCTTCGTGATCTCGTCGATGCCGCATTCTGTGCCCTTCACGCAGTAGAAATGCGGCCGGTCGATGGTTCCGCCTACGTCCACGCCCAATACGCGATATTTTCCCGGATTTTTCATCACATAGCCGTTTTCGTCGTACTGAATGTTTTTCACGATGTTCGACGGGTCTAATGTGTTCGAACCACTCGCGTACGGCCGACCCAAAAAGAAGTTCGCCCACACGTCGGGTCGGGTCATTTTCTCCTGCCGGATGAGGTACGCCGCCGAAATCCACGGCGCCATCATTTGGCTGATCCAGTATCCCGAGATGCCATATTTGTCATCGGTGTACTTCTTCACCCCCTCTTTTTCTGCCTGGCGGCGGTCTAATACGGCTTCACACGAGCCGCATACGTATTCCTGGCGCTCTTTGCACACATGGTGTGTATTCCCGCCGTCGAAGCTTTCCGGCTCGTAGGTGATGTAGCTGGCATGTCCGCATTTGGGGCACCAGTAGATGTAGTGCTTTTGATCGGAAAGTGTCCACGTGTAGTCCACGCCGAAACCGGGAAACGACGGATTGCTGAACTCCCA